CCCGAATTTTTTCGAACTGCACACAAAGTACCCATTCTGCTTACACCATATTTTATAGAGGTCGTAGAGTAATTTGCCTTTAATCTGACCATTTTCAGACTTTTCGCACTTTTCTTCGAGAAATTGGAGCACTAAATCGTTATCTTTTTCATACTTTCTGATTACAGAGAGCAGATTTTCAGACATTTTCAGTCTGTTTTTCAGATAATTTTCGTACCCCTCGAGTAGCCAGGTAAAGATTCCGGTCATTGCATCAGGCTCTCTGAATAAGTCTTTCAGAGACTCGTCTATCTCATCAGCTTTGAAATGTCTATTGAACTCTACAACCTTTATACGATTGGAAGAGAATACACTCTTATCCTGGACAGTAGGTAGGTCGTTACAAGAGAGCCATAATGTAAACTGAGGGAGGAATGTAATCGGTTTCTCATACAGATTTCTTGCAGTGATTTCTTCACCGCCCGTAAGCTGCTTGATTGTGTCTTCGTCCAGTCTGCCGTACTGACTGCTTTCAGCCATTGTTACAAACCTCTTACCTTTGAGGGATGCCATCACTGGACTTGCTGCCTCGGCGTTCTTTGAGCGGTCTGCTCGGCAGATAATTGATACCGGACTCACGGATGCGTAGTCACCCAGTAAGTGGTGGATTGTTCCAAGCATTGTGGACTTGCCGTTGCGGGTGGTAGAGCCGTGCAGTATGAACATACATTCCTCTCGGCTGTGTCCCAGGATTGAGTATCCCAATGCTCTCTGCAAGAAATCAGCTTTGTCTTTCTCGTTGTTTGTAACCTCGCGGATGAACTGTTCCCAACGCTCACATCTTACATCGTCCTGGACTGTGTATTCAAAATTTGTTCTCATTGTGAGAAAGTCTCTCCAGTCGTGCTCGCGGAATGAGCGTGTGCGTAAGTCGTATGTACCGTTGATACAGTTGATTAAATATGGGTTGTTGTCGAACTCGGCTGCAGCTATTCCCAGTCGGCTGCGGGCATCTTTCATCAGTCGGTCGCGGAAACGGCGGTCACCCATCTTGCTGACAAATTTAAAATAGTCCTTGCGTTTTTCTTCGTCGAGGATTTCTCCGCAGTACATTGTCATAAGACGTACAAATTCGCCTATCTTCTTGGATACAAGCAATGCCTCGGTGTCTTTCTTCCATACACCCTCGTCGTATGTATACCAGGATTTTGTTTCGGGGCAGTAGCGTGTGTCGTTTACATAACACTGAGCAAATAACTCAGACATACCAAGTTCGTCCCAGGAGTAGCCGTCGTTGTCGATTTGGAACGACTCAGGCTGTGTTTTCTTTATGATGAACAATTTTTGTGATAACTCGGCAGAGGCTACATATCGCCCGTCTCTGAGTTGGAACAATTCTTGTTCGTAGATTTCTGATGCGTTTGGCATTTTTCCTCACGTCCTTTCTGTTTGTTGTAGTGCCTGCAGTTTTCCATTTTGTCGCCGTGGGAACAGCATTCAAACCAGTTCCAACAGTCGGGGCAGGGATGGGCTTTATTGCACTCGCTCATTTGTATTCCTCCGTGGACTGCTGATAGTGTCGGCATATCAGAGCCTGACCTCTTGGGAAGAGAATATTGATATATTTTACTCGGCAGTCTTTGTAATGGTTGCTGTCTTTGCCGATATAGTGTACAGCGTGCCATTGGCAGTTGTGGCAATGCCTGATTTTAGGTTTGGTTTCTCTTCTGTTTGGTGGGAGGACTCTGTAAAAGAATACCCATACAACTCCGTACCAGGCGAGGAGGAAAGCTAGCACTAAAATTAAACCCCATGTGTTATAATCTGTCATTTTCTTGATTCTCCAATCTTTCAATTACTCTAAGCATTATGTTACAAGCATCTGTAAGATCTTCCTCAGTGAAAGCGTTCAGCAGAGAAGACGAGTACATTTCTGATAATTTACGTTTCTTATCATTAGAGATAGTTTCGTAATTAGGTACTATATACTCATCCATTACTCGTACCTGCTTTCCTTGCGTACTCTTGCACATCTATTACGCTCATCAATCATTTGTCTGTTGTAAAAGGGACATTTTTCTTCCCAACATTCCCTAAATTCAACAGTTGTAGTTGTGATATTGAGAATCTTTTCTTCTCTAGTTATCGTTCTGTATGGACATTTCATTTGACATCACCTCGTTTTATAAATGACTTAGGTAAATAGTACAAGCAGTCTATTTTGATTGAGATGTCGTTCTTCGACTGAAAAGGAACACTGTTCTCAACCTGCCTGGTAGCACCCGCATAGTTTTCCTTTTTTCTGCAAACACATTCGTGAACGCAGTAATCACATTTACTGGCTGTAATCATTTTCATCCTCCTTTGGAATCATAAACGGGCATCTGTGCTCACACCACTGCATAGAACCATCAGCGGAACAACGTCCAACACCCATACCGTAGTTTTCTTCTGTGTATTTGTTGTAGACCCAACAACTACAATTACTGCATATGTTATCCATTGTCGCACCTGCAATTCTCTATGTTAGGCTCGTATCCCTCCCATTCTTCCCAATCAATATTTTTTAATCTTGTATAGCTGTCCCACATTTTGTCATAAGCAAAATATTTACCACATTTCTTACACTGTCTTAAAGAGATACGATAGCCACAACGTTTATGAGTCGCGATGTGCTCCGTTTTATGTATACAGAATAATTTCTTAAACATTGTCTGTTCTCCTTTCTCCGTAGTTGCAATATCCATTCGGGTGTACTTCTGTACAAAACTTTCTACACCACACCATACCTTTTGTTTTTGTGCCAATATCGGGTCGGTTCTTGCAATCCTTGCACTTTACAACCTCAACCACATCTGCTGCGGGGATGGTGCTAATGATTGTATCTCTTATGTTTGCTGTCACACCTGCAGCAAGGGAACACGATATTGTGTTGTCTTTAAGGTAATCGAAGATAACTTTGTTTATTTCGTCTATCGTATCGAAACGATTTATATATTCAGCCATGGCTATATCTCCATTTCGGGCGGTTTTGGTAGTGGCATCCAATGGGTAATATACGAACCCCATCTTACCCATCTACCATTTAACAACCTATCTGTATCGAAAAATGTATAAATGTGTGAGTCCAATTTTTCAACACCTATATAAACCAACACCCTTGTATTTTCGTTAGGTAACTTGTCCTCAACTTTTATCCAATCTTGTTTCAGCAACTCTAAATCATACTCGAGAGAGTCGATTTTGGATTTATGTCTGTTGATAAGGTCGAGAGCGCTTTTCATAAGTTCGTTGGCACAGCCTATCGTACCTTTTTCGTATTCGGCAGGTTCGTATTCGCAGTAAATACAATCATTTGCTTTACTACAACACTCGAGAGTCTTGATAATTACATTTTCTGTCATTTCGAACCCTCCTATATGTCCATAAGCATATCATCGTTTTCAATTTCCTCTACGTCGGTAATGATGCGTTCACCATAGATATAATCTTCCTCTCTAAGTTCAGCATCTTCGGCAGATTCAGCCTCTACAATTCTGAACCCCTCATATTTTACTTTATATCTTTTCATTGTTTGATACCTCCTCTAAAATGTCTTTCACATCTTGTGTGCTTAGCAGATATACCCCATTCTCTTTGACGTAAAACGGCTCTGCGAGTTTTCTTAACTTGTTGATGAGACTATCGTACACATCCGTATGCAGACTTTTATATTTATTTAAAAGATTTTTGATGGTTTCTTTTTGAGTGTCGATACATTCGTTCAATTCATCGACAGTCGATTTGTAAATATCAATCGTCTGCTGATAAAGTTTTACAGCCTCATCGAGACCACGTCTGCGACCAATTATGTATGACATATAACAAGTCACTATGAGAATGACAAAATCAATCATTCGGTTTACCCTCCTCATAATACGGACAGATTTCTCCGTCTGAAATCCGTAAACATATACAATCACCTGCGTACATAGGACAACCAGGGCAACTCTCCCTAGCTGTGCACCAGTCATAGTTGAAAGCACACTTTTTACAAAGAGCATCTGATTTAATGTTTACAATTACGGGTTTTTTCTCAGTGGGGTATTTATCATCCACGATATTCTTCAACCCTTGGTTCAAGGTCTCAAGTCGTCTGAGGTTGTGTGCCAGTTCTGATACTAGGTCTATGTAATATTCACCTAATGTTTTGCGGTCTACGCAGCTTGCCGCTGCTTTTCTTACTCTGTGATAGAAACCAATATCGTCGGTTTCAAAAGTGATACGAAACTGTCTGTCTTTATGGTTTTCTGCCATATTGTATGATGTGCTCATTCTGTCCACCACTCTTTCAAATCTTTTAGTGTATATGTGATTATTCCGCTGACTATAATTGCCTCAAGTAAGCAAAGCAGCATAACAAGCAACAGTTCCTTGAATGTGTTGGTAGGTATATTCTTGATAAGCCAGTATACGAATACTAACGAACCTATATCAAAACGGAGATTTGTCAGTTTGCTCATCACACGTCACCTCTCCATACCCATCTGTTGCTATCACTGCAAATACTGCAAGGAGATGTTCGTTTGTTGCAATCACAATATTTACAAGTACAACACTGTCTAGCTGCATCTACGTTACCTAATGTTGCTACAAATGCTAACTCCTTGAGGAGCATCTGTGTTGTGGACGGAATATCATATGTAGCGTGTTCTTCCGCTAATGCTACGAGTTCGTCTATTCTCATATACCTCTCCAATCCAACTGTGTACCACAGTTATCACAATAGTTAGGGGTGTAAAGATAAGCACCTGCTCCAAGAAACGCGTTACAACCAGGGCAGAATTTATACCCGTTCTCGACCTGCGGATGGGCTACAATAAGGTTTGTTTTGAAAGGTCTGTCATTGTATTCATCGTAGGCAATCTTCATACCTACAGCCTGGGCGTAAGCGTGTTCCAGTCGAGCACCTTTTGATTTCTTCCAACCTTTAAGCATATAGATTGCATCGCAGCGAGAAAGCTGTCTGAGACCTTTGTCGATGTATTCTTTGTAGCTGTCGCAGTTGTTGCGTGTAGGGTTCACTACGATATGACCGTCTCTTTTAAGGTCTTTTTCTGCAGCCGCAAACTGAGCACTGTACAGAGGGTTATTTGTAATAGGTCCGGCTATATATATTCTCATAATTTCCTCCTAGCGTTTACGAGACATAATGTAATCGATTGCTTTTCTGACATCTTCCAACATTTCGGGAGTTGTCCATTTCTTACCATCTATGCCGATTGTTTCGAGCATTCCGTGGTGGTCACCCATATGGTCGTAACTCCAACCGATTACTTTTTTGTTGATGAAATATGTAGGGATAGTGGGGATACCGATGTCCTCATAATTGATACCCCAGTGACAAGGAACTTTTGAAAAGTCTTCCATCCAATCGACGTTGTATACACCTAGGTAACAACTAGGATGTGTACCTAAGGATACGATAGCGTAACTAATGCCGTTGTATATACCATTATCTAACAGTGTCACCTCGGGCTTGCTTTTATATAACATCTTTTGCATTACGTTCTCTCCTTTACATAGTAGACTGTTTTGGGAGTACCTTTGAGTTTGTACTCAGTCTCTCTGAGGTATGTTTTTCTGATACCTACGAAATGATTGAGACTTTTAGGTTTATCGTAAATTTTAAGTTTGGTTATATTCCAACCATATACAGCTTTGATATTTCGCTTGTTGTTCCCAATGACGTATTCCACAAAGTCGTCTTTAGTCATACAGCTGCGGTCTAACACTGAGTCTGTAATAAGACGGGACTGTCGTATATCTTCCGATGTATCGTCTTTATTGAAGAGAAAAGGTGAAATGTGGTCACAGATAAAATGACCTATAACGTTACCACTGGCTTTGTGCCAACCAGGTCGGTCAGCGTTGCTATAGTGAGATATAACAAGGTCTTTGCCTTTGAACAACAGAACGTTACCACTTAGATGGATATGTGTTGGACATATGTACACTTTAAATGGCGGTTCTATGTAGAGCGTCAATTTACGCAAGAGGAGAGTCTGTTCGCCATTGACTATGTGTTTACACATCTCAGGTGAAACACTGATTATAACGGCTCTATCCATCCTTACGCACCTCTTTTCTCTCTTCTTCTATAGCCTCGATTTCATAGTCGAGATACTGACGTGCTTTCTTCAAGTCGACGAGAATATCGTCTTTATGTCCCGCACGGGCGATGTATTTGACAACGTTCCCGAGATTGAAATTGAGTTTCCAGTCTCTGATTACATATACTGGTTCATATTTGCCGTGGTTATAATGACTAGGGTGAGTGATTTCTTCCTTGTGAGGAGTTTCTCCCTTTTCGTCAGTTGTAATATTACGTTCTGTATAATTTGGACAAGTTGAATATTCATTTGTATATATATTCTTTTTCATACACCTACTTACTCTGTAGGTCTTATCTGTTACATAGTAATAATTACAATCTTTGCATAAGTTTGACATCTATAATTCTCCTTTCAACTGCCAACCATCAAATCGGTGGTCGCAGTCTGAGCAATTTTCGTGGTTACAAGTGCGACAGTCTGTTGGTATCCAGTTAAGTGTCGCTGCGAGATGTTTGTGCAAATGCTCTATGAGCCTATTTTTGCACCGAATAATACCGTTCTGAGTAACGTAAGGATTGTTTATACATCCCTCACAACTCTCTGCATTTGAGCAGATTTTAGCGGTCTGTATCGTCGTGTTTATGTCCATGGGCTTTGTCCTCTTTGAAATATTCTATGTAATATAGTGTCGGGAATAAGATAATGAGGATGTACAGTACACCTACTATCATTCCGGTAGCTAAGTCTGACATATTTCCTCCTTTTGGTATTAGACAAAGGCAACCGACAGAATCAGCTACCTTTGCTCTTCGTTTAACGTCTGTATCGGGTAACACTATTTACAATGGTCTCTATCTCGTTTTCGGGTAAAGGTGGCTTGCAAGCCGCTTGGTTCACCTGAGACAGTTTGTTGTAAATAAAGTCCCGTGTATACCCCTGGTTGTGATATTGTCCCGCCAAGGATGTGAGACTGATGTTTCTCATACCTGGCTGAACAGTTGGGAATTTAGGGTCTAACGATATTTTTCCGTTGGCATCGGGCAATGTGAACTCGGGAGAGTAGATACGCTGAGAGTGACTGTTGGTACTTTCTTTTATGAACTCGTAGAAATATTTATCCACAACATAGTCGATAGCAGCTTGGTTCTCTATAATCTTGTCATAAATCAATTTCTTACCCGTCATAATAAAATATCTGCCAGTCTTGTATATCTCTACTCCATTGCGGTTATTTTTACCCTCAAAGGGTAGTCTTCCTTTAAGTATGATATGGATACCTCTACCGCTGCGGGATGTCTCTGTATACGATTTGCAAGCGTTCATAACATCTATGCTGAGAGGTGACAAGAATCCATCTTCGTCAAACCCCGCGTCTATATCTATGCCGATATAGCCATCACCATTGAACACGAATCCTATATCATCATAGTAGCCACCCTCTACCGCCGATTCGGCGGTAGAGAATGTCGACCAGGTTTCGGGAGAGACTGAGGATGCCCCTTTTCTGTGAGTAGCCTGCATAGGGATTTTTGAGTTTTTCCATACACATAACCAACGGTTCAACTGCTTTAATTCAGATGGAATATTGGTGTATCTCATATCTGCTCCTTAGTGTTTGCGTTCGTTGATGAGTTTACATCTGCCCTTGATATAAGCCATACAGTTTTCTTTCTCACAGTAAGCGAATGTTTCTCTCTGAGGAGTCTTGCTGTTTACTGATGTAGGCTGATATTTGCGGAAAGGGCATAACTTTTTTTTAGGCATCATTCTTATACCTCCATAATATGAGTGGCAATCATATCCGCTGTGTGTGTCCACAGAACGTTAGGATATTTGTGGATAGCGTTTGTGTAGTCAGACCACTTTTCTTTATCTGTGAATGCACCCATATGATAGGTAATGCAAGCAATTTCTTCACCAGTAAGTCTCAGTATAGATGAGAGCATCAGAACAGATTTTTCGCCGTGACCTTTGTAGAGGGTATCGTTGTTGTATTTGTATGGTGGAAAATCTAATTCCTCGTTAGGCATATAAGCATCTGCTTTGCACAAATCGTGAAACATCCCAATAATGTAAGGTGACTGAGGGCGAGACCATTCGATACCCATATCTCTAGTGAGATTTAACAAAGCGTCGGTAACGTTGCAGCTATGCTCGTACAGACCGCCCTCATAGTTAAGATGGTGCTTTGTAGAGGCTGGGGCATCGAAATAGCCCAACTCATCGAGTTCTTTCTCGATAATTTCCATAAATTCTCTGTTGTTGGAGATTTTACCGAAAAGCACCAACCACCAATTTGAAATTCGCTGTGCTTTATCTTCGAATCTAGGCATATTACAATCCTCCCAGGAGAGCGTTAAGGTCGTAGGATTTTGGTTTATCTGCTGCAACTTTAGTCTCTGATGCTGTCGATGCAGATGCGTTGGATGTAGCATCGTCGAACCCACTAGCCTCGAACTTTTCAGAGATACGGCTGAATGTTACATTTTTTGTAGGGTCGTTCTTTGATGGGACAACCTCGTGCTCGATGATTGCACCAATGAATTTACCGATGAGCATAGATGGTTCTACCTCTTCAAGGTCGAAATTACCCATTGCTGTTCTAGCAAGGTAAGAAAAGGCTTTGATTGCCGGTTCGTTTGGCTGTTTTTTGGAGTCAATGAGTGAGAAACGTTCGATATGTTTCTGACCTTTTGAGTTTTCGAGTGTGATTTCCAGTTTACCGAACTTTTCTTTGTACTCTGCTTTTGTGATTTTGAGGATATGGAAACCCTTAGGAATTACGGAAAAACCGCCCATAAGTTTAATTGCTGACATAAATACGTCCTCCTATTTAATAAGTGTAGTGGTCAAGCGATAGCTTGTTTTTTCTTTACTGTACTGTTCAAGCAGTCCCGCTGCTTTGAGTCCCTCTTTGTCAATTTCGGTGGATACACTTTTGGCGATGTTCCACTGAAACTTTGAGCCGTTGAGGGAGACTTTTTTATCACCGTCACGGAACTGTGAGATAGCGTGTTCTTTAATCATTTCGCTGATAATCTTGAGACGTTTTTCTAAAGGTGCGATAGGTTCAGACAGTTTGTCGATTTCACCCTTGATTGTCTCAGCCTCAGCGATGAGGTCTGCGATATTGGTTTCGGGACTAAGGTTGTTTGTCCTAAGCACTTTAAGAATTTCAGCGTCTTTCTTTTCGTCAAAGTCAGGTGATATACCATCGCAAACATATTTTTCCCACCAATAAGTAGCCTCGTCGATTTTGTTCTGAAAATAAGGGTAACGTTCGCTCAGCTTGAACGGGATAACGATTGTGTTTTTAGCAGATGGTACGAAATTTTCGGGATGTTCGTAATCTCCATCCTCAAGGAATGACGCCACCATAATTACATCATCCACACCAAGGAGGTACGCATACAATGCAGCCTGGAGAGCGTAATATTCGGGTATGTCGTCCATCCAGTCCTCACTACGTTTTGTGGTTTTCATTTCGAGAACTGCTTTAGGTTCTCCATTATTGTCGTAGAGAAGATAGTCCCACATACCACCGAAGATAGGGTTGGTTTTAAAGAAATCACCCCAGGTTTTCTGAAAGTAATTTTCTCCAAAAATATCTGTGGGACTTTTGAGGTTGGTCATAAAATAGGCTTTCTTCATATAGTCAGCCTGCTTAGGCTCGATAGCCTTACCTGCAAGAGTGTAGATTGTATCTTCGAATGGCTCTTCGTATGTACGAGTAATTTCGCACCAGGTTTTGAAAGGTGAGTTCCAAGCGTTCAAGCCCATAATTGCAGCAAAGCGTGTACCAGTGATTTTCTTAGGTCTCACTGGCGGGGTAATCTCGATGTGGTTACCATTCCATTTCATTGTTTATTCCTCCAAGTTGTAGTTTTCTATCATTTCGCTGATGCCGAGAATGAGAGTTTCGCAATTCTCTTTGGAGATTTTTGTAAAGCCCTCTGTCTTAATTGCAATCTGCTGAATGAACTCTTCTTTTGTCTCGTCGATTTCACGGAGTTTAATCAGGGCAGCTTTGAGAGCGTTAATCTGCATTTCATCGGCATTGGATGTTGTGGCAGTCAGTGTTTCTTTGATGTCTTTTCTTTCTTCCGCTGTTTTAGGGATAGTTGGTTTTTTAGATTCGCTTACGTCTTCGTTTGTTTTGGATGGAAGAGAGTCAGCGTCGTATTTTTCTTTGTCGATGATGTCGAACATTACAAGATAGAGATAACGTCTCATATATGTAAGACTCGCACCCAATGCCTGAACCTCATTCATTCTGAACTTACCTGGTTCAGCGATGTTGGTAGAGGAAAATTCTATTGTGATTTCGTGGATTGGGTCGTCAAGGTCGATAAGTCTACCGACAGCTTTTCCCTCGGGGAATGTGGCAAGATACAACGCTCTGTATTTGGAACAGATGCTGTCCACAATAGGAATGATGTCGAACAGTTCGAAATAGTCGAACTCAGCGTGAGAGTTGATACCTGACTTACCGATACCAGTCTCGAGAATTTCTGATTTGATTTTTGCAAGTTTTTCGTAGATAGACAGTTTGGATGTCTCCACTGTCTGTGTTTCTGTAGGATTTACTTTTTTAGCCATTTCGTTCTCCTTTATATATTTCCAATAAAAACGTTTTGTCGGGTCAATTAAGCCTCTGTCTTCCATATCAAATCTCAGGTCAAAGTCGTGTACTGTATGACCATCGGGTTTGAATGATACCGGACTGTCTTTGTCCCACTGTAATAATAGTTTCCATAAGTGAGGGTAGTTTTTACGCAATAATCGTAACTGTTCCACACCTTGGTTGTGACAGAACCAACATCCATCTCGAGCAGATGTTGTATACACTGGTGATAGCAGGTCGTTTTCCTCACATATCTTTCTGCACATTTCTTCATCCCAACCTATATCTACGAGAGGTAATATGATATTGGGGCGGTTAATATGTCGTTCTATACGTTCGGGTTCATCAGCAGCTATACCTAGGTATTGCACAATATTTATATTTGCACCTTGTGCCAGGGTGCTTTTCCAAAATTCTCTTGAACTCTCACTTTCAATCTCGAGTTGCACCAAGCACCTCTCGTCATAGGAAAGCCCACTATTTGATTTTCGAACTGCTTGTCTTGCCTTACTTTCGGCGTATGATAGAACATCTCTTCGTAAGACAGAGGGTTTGAAACAGTTGGTTTTGAGATAAGATGTACACCATTGTCCTCGCAATATAGGAAATCCATATATTCTGTCAGAGCCTTGCTTTTTACATTTTCGTACTCTGTAGAATATATGCTCGAATGTCTCTCTCTCTCTCTCGAGGTAGAGGCTATAAAGAGGGTGTCGACACCGAATAATTCTTTTATTTTCTCAGCAGCGTTCTGTTTGAATGCGTACATTGGTGGGTAATCCGCGGGAATGTTTTCAGTCGCCCATACGCTAGCACTGACTACTAAGTCAAGAGGATAACCTAGTTCCTTTATTGCAAACAGTGTAGCTAAGCTATCTTTACCGAAAGAGCAAGCCAGGACATATATGGTATTAGGTTCTCTCTTCATATGTTGTCCAACACCTTTAACATTTGTTTTGCAATCGAATTGATTCTGCGGGTGTTCTTCCTAGGAGGTCTAATCCCGAGGTAGTCGTTTATATACTTTTTGGCGAGTTTGATATACCAAGTGCGGTCTACGCTATCGATGGACAACTCGTTATTGTTATCAATCAGACAGTGGGTAGGCAGACCTGCGATTTTCGCCACTGCGTCTGTCGCAGCTTTTACTTTGTATATAGTTCCGTATCTACTATCAGATGTAGCATAAACACGATTTACCTTTTGTGTGGTAATCTTTTCTCCATCCACCAACTGATAAGCACTACTGTATTTAGACCCCGCTTTTGCTATAATCTGAAATTCGAAAATATCTTCGCTGTTGTTGATAGTTTCTTCCACGGGTGTTCCGTGCACGAAATACGCAACCACTGCTTTTTTCACGATAGTATGATTGTTGTTTATCGCCCAAGCACCTTTAACGGATATACCATAGTTGAGATAACCGCCTACGGTCTTAACCTCTCCGTGTACGTCCACAAATAAGAGATTGTTTACGTCTTTTATCCATACTCTATCGATATTGTCAGTTTCAAGTTCGAACTTGGTTATCTGTTCCCACTTAGCACAGATGTGATCTACTTTTGATAGTTCGCTTTTATCTACTGAATACATCAGACCATCTGTGTTAAAGTTCAGCAGCTTGATTGTGTGACATTCATTAAGCAACATCATTGCCAACATAGTTAAGAACAACTGACCCGATATTCTGAGGGAACGTGTCGGGAGAGGGTCATACAAATCGTTGTATTCGTTCTCCTGAGCACCCGATACTGTATTGAGAGGCAGTTTCAAGGCTTTAGCTGTTCGCTTGTCGCCATTCCTTTTTGCAGTGATTCGGTCACGTCTTATGTCGTAGAACAACTGCGGGTCCGGCACGTTTCGGGAGAGATAGTTGTACAGTTCGATGAGAGATGGGTACAGAGACGATACGTCTCGGTTTTGAATAACCCTGGTCTCGGTTGATTCTTCGTAGTAACTTTCCAAAGACCCGTGAACACCACCCCAGGCATATTTGCATTTCATACCGCCGATGATAATAGACAGAGATGTTGCGAACAGTGTCTTATCGGGAATGGTCTTATCGTGAATTGTTTCGAAGAAATCAAGGATTTTCCGTGGTATGAGTGAAAGGTCAAGGTTGGGAGGATATACATAATCTCTGCCGTCTGTTCTTTCCACTCTTTTTGCTCTAAGCATCTTCGCTGTGAGTTTTGCATTTGTTATAGCGAGAGCAATTATATTTTCGATGGATGCACGTTCTGCCAAAGCTGATTTTGTATCGAGATAATCGTGGCGTATCTCTGTGAATTTTTCAGTGGCATCAACGTCTTTTTTACAGTAATAGATAACCTGGTCGAGTTCTTCTCTAGTAAGAGGTCTGTCAACGTTAAAGCTAACCTCGGTTTCTACGATAGGTAGTCCAAGGTGACCCTCTATTTCCTTGAGGGAGATACCAAGACGAACATCGTTTCGAATATCTACATTGTTGAATTTGTAATAAATACCTTGCAGCAAAGGACATTGCCAACCTGCGTTGTCGTCGTTTAAGACCAGGTAGTCGTTCACTGCTTTTATTGATTCGGGGGATAGTCCCCCTACAATGCCTTTTATGATGTACTGGTCGTAGTCTTTGGTATTGAAACCGCAGAAAACAGCGTTTGAGTGTTCTTCCATAAAATTGGCTATACCCTCGTTGTCGTTGTGAAAGACGTAATACATCTTTGTGGCTTTGTCTTTGAATACCGCAATGAAATCATAAGCGTATACCTCAGTATCGTATGTGAACCATTGCATTAGTTATCTCCTTTCACCTCGTCTAGCCATTTTAAGATGCTGTCTTCTGTAGCATCTTTTGGTAGAGGTGAGATTAAGAGGTTTGTAAAAATTGCCTCCAAAACATCTACGACGATGGAGTTACCCGCCTGCTTGATAAGCTGCGTAGGTTTGTTTACTTGTTCGGCTTTACGGAAATCTTCATCGTCGAACCCCATAAGTCGCCAACATTCCAATGGTGTCAACTTACGGATTTTAGGTTCTTTTTCGTTTTCCATAATAACCACCTTTATTTCTTGCCCCCCCCGCAGCACGTTACGACTGTAGGGGATAAACCCGCGGGGTCATATATACGAGCAGAACGTTCTAAGGTTCTGTCCCATTTTTCACCAACGAGTTTTCCGTATTGTTTACATTTCATATACGATTACTCCGGTTGTTTCTTGATTACCGAATCCTTTATAGTCTCTCGCCAGGAGCGTGGAGCATATATTGGTTTCGCGTATTGCCTCAGTGCCTTTGTTCTTCACAATGACACCTTGATGAAATTGTCGGTTACTCGGTTGCCCGATTTGGTGGTTATCGTTTTGGCTACAATTCTCTCTCTCTCTCTCTCTCTCTCGATTGGCTCAAACCTGAAACCGCCGTTCACCTTGATTTGCTCTTTGGTGAGTTCTTTGGCATAGGTTATGTACTTGTCTGACAGATACCATCGAGGGTCTACGTCCTCTTCGTTTTCGAGGAAATCGACCATAGAACATTCGAGAGGTCTAGGTTCGGGAAACTTGAATTTTATTCCCAAATCTTTACGAACACTAACTACGAATACTCGCTGTCTGTTCTGAGGAATACCGTAGTCCTTGGAGTTCATTACCTGCCAATAATTGTCGTAACCTAATTGGTCTAACCAATCTAACCAAGCTAGAAATTGTTCTTTGTACTGTTTGCCTACAAGGTTTTTAACATTCTCCAGGATGAGATATTTAGGCAATTCGTTGTGTTCCTTGGCTACTGAAAGTAAACGATATACCTCGTAAACTAAGCCACTGCGGGTGACACCCTCGACTATACCCATTCCCAGTCCCGCTACTGAAATATCCTGGCAAGGAAACCCATATGTCCATAAATCGGCATAATTAAGTTTTTCCACCTTGGAAATATCTCCATAGTTGAACGTTTTTCCATAGATAGCCTCGTAGGATTTGATAGCGAATTTATCGATTTCAGATATACCCACTATCTCGTGAGGAATATTCAGATTGATGAGTGCTTTACGGAAAGCACCTATACCACTGAACAGTTCATTAACTGTTAGCATCTACTCGTTTCTACTCCTTTCTACTCCTCTCGGTAACAACCGAGTTTCTTATAAGAAGAGAGACGTTTCTTATAACAGCGATTCAGATAAATACTGTTATCAACAAAGTCGTAGCATATAGGGTTTTTCTTTCCCGCAAACACTCTCGCAATTCTACCCACACTCTGAGTAATAACCGCGTAGTCTTTCTGTGGTGTAGTAAGGAATAATCTTTCCAATCGGGGAATGTCCAGTCCCTCTTTTGCAAGTGCGTATGTAGCGAACAGATATTTCTTTGTGCCTTGTCTCATTTCCTCGATAGACTTTTCGCGTTTCGCTTTGCCTTTGGTTGTAGTCATTCTTCCGCTTACCATCACTGCATCCTTTTGCAACTTTTCGGGAAGAGCCTCCATCAGCGTCTCGAGATGTTCGAGTCGGTCTGAGAGGATAAGACAAGAGCAGTCGGCGTTATCTGTGATAGCTTTTACTATGTACTCATTTCTCTGACGATGTTCACAGAGATAAGTAAGCAGTTTTGCGTAGTTCAGAGTACCGTCTGTATTCTGACAAGCTGAGGTGAGATTTATCCCAGTGAATACAGTGTGAATACCTACCGTCATAACTCTGTCCGCAACCTCGTCTGATGGAACTGTATATACGATGTCACCAAGCAGTGCATAACACGCTTTAATCATTCCATCGGCTCTGTGAACAGTCGCGGAAAGACCATATTTGTGTCGTGCAGCAAGAGTGTTGAGACATTTGTAAAAAAGAGTAGTTGCTGTAGGTGTTCCTACACATCTGTGACATTCGTCTACAATGATTACGTCCCACATATCTCTGTATTGTTCCAGGTTAATTTTCGCGAGAGTCTGTACTGTAGCGAATGTGATACATTCACCAATATTTACCTTGCCCTCAGTGATTTCACCTAGGTAAGATTTGTCATAGAAGAGCATCGCTCTGTGTTTACTCTGAATGAGCAGGTCTTTTGTATGTGTTATCCACAAAGCACGTTTACCAAAACGCTGTATCAATGCGATACCCATTTGTGTTTTACCGCTACCTGCCGGTGCTTGCAGTATTCCACCGCCGCCCCAAAATGCCCCGTCTCACGCC